GATGAGCCCCAGTTACTGCTCCGAGTGTAAAAAACTCGGTAGTCAGTTGGGACCTGACCTCCAAATTGCAGAGCGATTGCAGTCTATTGAGAGTTGTGCTATTGCACGTTACTCATCGGCTGTCTCTGGTGTCTTGGACACTAGAGTTGGAAAAATTATTTGCCTTGGTTTGGCTCGCAAGTCGATTAAGCGTGATTTGCAGATTATTTCTGCTATGTATATCGCTATGACTTTGCTGGTAGCCTTTACGCCACTCTGTGCAGTTGTTAAGACGCCTTTACTGGTTGTTCTGCCTGCCCTGTGTGTGCTAACCTTCGCGGTCTCTTTGGAGAAGAGACGTAGGGATGTTGTGCGAGATTTGGCTCGCCTCCCTAACCCATCCAGATTTTTGCGTGATACTATTGATCGCATTAACGGAAGGGCTTTTATTGCAGCTACTCTGGGTTTGAGTGTTGCCATGCTAGCGTACAAGTTGTACAAGCAGTGGAGCTCCCAGATGATGGCCCCTATTACTGAATTTGAAACCAGTGAGAAGGGCTTAGCTCGTGACGCCTGGATGATGGAACGAAAGTTGAATGCAACCGTAATTCCAACTTCCCAGGAGTCGAAAACTACGCCAATGTTAAGGCTCCGCGACATGTTCGCGAAAAAGCTTTGCTTTGTGCATGCCACATGGAAAGATGGCAAAACCAGGGTCAACCACGCTATGCCGATGAAGAGCAATGTATGGCTTGTACCCGCACACAGTATTCCAAGTGATGGAGCGGTGTGTCGGATTGATGTAGGACACAATCGGACAGTTAGTACCACTCTTAATACGGAAAACACATATGTCATTCCCAAAACTGACTATGCTCTCTGGTATGTTCCAGAAGCTGGTCCTCAAAAGGATTTGACACCTTACTTGCCAATCGACACTGTAGAACGTGAAATTAATGCGTCTATGGTCCGTATGGTTGAAGGGGAGAGTGTAATTTCTCTACCCTTCCGCGCTCGTGCCGAGAAGATTGACACCACTGCTGGTGGTATCTTTGATGGCTTTGCATATGAGTTGTCTTTTGACACTTATCCCGGATTGTGCATGGCTCCAATTATTGGAGAAGCACCTTACCCATTTGTTGCTGGCTTTCATTTAGCTGGCAAAGGTAAGCGGGGAGCTTGCGGGCGTTTGACCCGCACTCAATTTGAGAGCGCTTTGACGGAGCTATCAGCTCGTCATACTGTCCTTTTATCCCATTCACGTGTTGAGTTTGATACAACAGTGATGGGAGTGGACGTCGGTCCCTTGGTTAAGCCCAAGGAGGATGCACCCTGCTTTAAGGTTAGTGAAGGTGCAAACATGTTGGTTCTCGGAAGTCACACTCTGCCTGTTGGCAGATATTATTCTGAAGTACGAGAGTCCATCATCTCAAAGAAAGTTGAAGAGAAGATGGGCTTGCCTAAGATGCATGGCAAACCACATGAAATGAACAGTCCCATTCATTGGGAAGTGGACTTGGAAAATAAGAGTCATACAGCTTATAAGTTTAAGGATGAGTTCCTTGCTAAAGCCTACGTAGACTACGAAACCAAGCTGAGTCAATATTTTGACGAAAATCCACACAAGCTACGCGAGGTCGGTAAGATAACCGACGATGCGAATTTAGCTGGCATTGACGGTGTTGAGAGCATTAACGCTATCAACTTTAGAACGTCTAAAGGCTTTCCCTTCGGGGGCCCTAAGACTGACGTCGTGTCGGAATCTGCGCGTTACGTGCAGGGCATTTCTATGCCACGCGACCTGGATCCAGAGTACTGGAAGGAGGTCGCGCGTATGGAGGACGAGTTGCTCGCAGGACGAACCATTAACACCGTTTTTAAAGGTGCTTTGAAGGATGAACCGACGAAGATCGGTAAGACCAAGGTTCGTGTCTTTGCTGGAAGCAACTTCGCTTTTACACTCTTAGTACGAAAGTACTTTTTAACACTTGCTAAGTTGGTACAGGCCAATACAGAGGTGTTTGAGTGTGCCGTGGGAGTAGACACGGATTCACCAACTTGGACGGAGCTTGAGAAGTTCGTCCGTAAGTATGGTGCTGACCGTATTATCGCTGGAGATTACAAATCCTTCGATGGTCAGATGTCACCCAAGGTCATGGGCATGGCATTCAAATTGTTGATCAAGGTCGCTGATTGGAGCGGCCATTATGACGACGAGGACCTAGTTATCATGCGTGGTATTGCAACTGAGATTTGCAGCCCGCTATATGATTTTCATGGAATCCTCATCCAAGTTTTTGGATCTAACCCATCAGGTCATCCGTTGACCGTTATTATTAATTCTCTTGTGAATAGTCTCTATCTACGTTATTGCTATTATAGCATCCACTCGAAAAAGTGGTTCAAGAGTAAGCTCCCTTTGTTTCATAAGGTTGTAGCTGCTCTCACGTATGGAGACGACAACAAAATGGGTGTTGCCAAAGGATACGAATGGTTTAATCACACAGCAATCGCCAATGAGTTGGGCGAATGTGGAATTGTGTATACCATGGCAGATAAGGAAGCTGCCTCCGTTCCTTTTATTCACGCAGACGATGCTTCTTTCTTGAAGCATTATGCAGTGTGGGATGACGAGCTCAAATTATATCGAGCTCCGATCGAGGAGGCATCTATTCAAAAGATGTTACACACGCATATGTCGTCGAAATTCCTCACAAAGGAAGAACAGGCTGGCGAGGCTATTACCAATGCCGCCGCCGCCTACTTCCAGTTCGGTAGGGAAACCTACACCAAACGCATCGCGCAGCTTGCTGAAGTCGCTTCGGAGTGCCATGTTCCTCTTAAACCAGAGGTTTTGGCGTCGTACGATGAACGCTTGTTTGCGTATAAACAAAAATTTCAGCTTGAGTCCCAGATGGGCGTCCAACCGGATAGCTCTGAAAAAGGACTGCTTGCTGTTGAAAAGTGTATTGCCGCTGTTGGAATGCAGCCTATGGACCGTGAGGTTGGCGTCACTTGCTTGTTTGACATTGACTTGGTTTATAACTATGTTGATAGTCAGGGAAAGAACCATTTTATCTATATAGAGGTTAAAAGCTCGAAAAGAAATCTTGGGAAAGCCCGCAAGCAGATTAGGAAGGTAACCACCGCGATGGCCATCCTTGGACCACGTTCTGCACACTACGGTGTCACGTACTGTCCTTCAGTTGGCTTTGAACTTATATCGCTGGCCGGTGCTTCTTTGAAGCGACCAGTTAAAAAGTATCCATTCCTAGTGTACAAGTAATTTGTACAGCCCGTCCGAGCTCTAGGACATTAAATACATGAGCTAGCCGGAGTCATTCGGCCGAATACGTTGAAAATGGCATTGTGTAGTTGATTACGGACGATTGTATGTGGTCCCAAGTCCCATTAACATCGCACGCTCTACACTCTTAGGCATCTCCCCCGTGAGATACCCTTATTTAAGGGAGAACTAGCCATTCGAAAAATGTTGGCTCTGGGAACTCGCACTAAGCTGTGCGGGGATCCTATTTTGTAAATTAGCTTACTAACTGTATTAATAATTGTAAAATTAGAAATTTGTTTCGGAGGACTAAAGTGGTGGATGCCACTCCTCTGGATTTTACTCATACTGGCCCTATGCCTCCTATTCCCGAAGAGTTCATTTATGAATCTCAGAGCGGAGAGGCAGGTCAGACCATTGTCCAAGCCGACACGACGCAGCAAACTATTGCGGCGTTCAGTGACGGCATGGCAGGCTTTAAGACCATTGTGGAAGGTGCGTACGAACCCACGATGACTCCAGGCAAATCCGAAACTGCTGAACTAACGCAGTTCTTGAACCGCCCCGTAAAGATTTTAGATTACGATTGGCTGGTCGGACAAAATGCCTATTTGAACTTTAATCCTTGGCAATTCTTCTATGAAGATCCCAAGGTAGCAGATAAGATTCGCAACTTTAATTTGTTGCGGTCGAAGCTCTGTGTGAAGTTTGTCATCAACGGTGTAGTATTCCACTACGGCCGAATTATGGTGTCCTACAACCCACTTCCTAACCAGGATGGGCTAACGGTCAACCGACTTAACGTTATTCAGGACCTTGTTGGCGCAAGCCAAAAACCCAAGGTTTTCCTGAACCCTACTACGTGTGAAGGTGCAGAGATGTGTTTGCCCTTCTTCTTTTTTAAGAACTATATGTCTGTCCCAGATGCCGATTACCAATTAATGGGTGAAATGTTCCTGAATTCTTTTGATATTCTTCGCCATGCAAATGGTGGAACAGACCCTGTACGTATTACGGCTTATGCCTGGGCTGAGGATGTTGTGCTAACCATGCCAACTTCTCTCAATCAACCTGGACCAAGTGCTCAACTTGTGTCCCAATCTGGTATGGCGGATGGATCAGTCCAACCGCGCTCCCGCTCAATGCGCACTGATGAATATGGTATGGGAATTATTTCCAAGCCAGCATCAGTTGTTGCAAAAGCCGCGGGGATGTTGGAGAGTATTCCTCTCCTCGCCCCATACGCTAAGGCCACATCCATGGTGTCCTCTGCTATCGCAGGGGCTGCTCGGTTGTTTGGCTACAGTCGCCCACCGATCATTTCCGATATTCAATTGTATAAGCCTTTTCCGCAAGGAAATTTAGCTAACGTTGATGCTTCGGAAGCAGTATCTCGTCTTACGCTTGATAGCAAGCAAGAGTTAACTGTAGATCCACGCACTGTAGGCCTTGGCCCGCAGGACCAGATGTCCATTAAGTCAATTGTGACTAGAGAATCATTTCTCACCCGATTCAGCTGGGACGAGACCAACGCACCAGGAGATCTTCTATGGAACTCCTACGTGTCGCCATGTCAGTTCAGCCGTTTCCAAACGGAGTATCACCTCACTCCGAGTGCCATGATCTGTAAGATGTTTGATTATTGGCACGGAACTATCAAGTTCCGCTTTCAGGTAGTTGCATCCGCAATGCATAAAGGACGTATTTTGCTGCGGTATGACCCCGCTTTAACCACCACTCCTATTGAGTACAACACTGGTTTTACCAGAATTATTGATATCTCGGAGGAGCCCGATTTTGAAATCGAGGTGGCTTGGGGCCAAGCACTACCCTTTTTGGAGTGTATCGAAACAGCAACGGAACTGTTCACATCAGCTTCCCGTTTGCCACGCGACAACAGTGGGTTCCATAATGGAATTGTCGAACTTTCGGTTATTAACACTCTCGCTAGTCCAACGGACAACAAACCCGTATCTATTAATGTATTCGTCTCCATGTGTGACGATGCTAAGTTCGGGGCACCACTATCTACTTTTACCAATTATAGCGTTTTCCCAGGCGGGGTAGCTACTTTGGAGGAGGACCCACCGGGGCGTAGAGTCCTAGACTCGCAATCCGGTGAAGAGGCGCCTATCATGAATATGGCAGCCTCGGAGAACAAGCCTACTGATCCTGAACCAGTTTTGGCCATCTCCACACCATCAAATCCGACAGATGAAACAATGTCGGTGTTTTTCGGCGAATCCATAACCTCTATCAGAGAATTAATGAAGAGGTACGTC